AGCAAGATTTTTACCACCGTGAGTTACGGTGTGTTCAGCTTTAGCAGTCATGGTTTCCATTTGGTGACCACCTTTGCCTTCCTTGCCTTTTGCATAAGCCATATCTGCATGACCCTTATATACATCATATTTATTTTTGCCTTGCTTTAATAATGGACCGCCGCCTTCTGCACTAGTAGCTTCTTTTAATTTCTTTTTCTTGGCTTCCATTTCTTTTTTCTTCATTTCTGCTTTTTCTTTTGGAGACATTTTTTTGGAAGATTTTTTAGCTTCTTGTACTAAACGAGCAGTAACTCTTGCTAATACAGTTTCTACGAGCGAATCTTCTGAAAGCTCTACGCTTTCATCCATTTCTTCTTCCTCTTCTTTTTTGTCATCTTTAGCTTTTTTAGCAGGCTTCTTCTTTGCTTCTTCTAAATCTTCTTCTAATTCTTCTTTCATTTCTTCTTCGCCATCCGCAGTTGCTTCTTCGCCGCCACCAGCAGAAACTTTCATCTCTACACCAACCATATCAGCTAATTCTGCTAATTGATTAGCAATCTCTTCAATCTTACTTTCTACTGCCGAAGAATCTCCTGACATATCTGTTTCTGGTGATTCATCTTCTGGTTCTTCCATATCTGGCATATCAGCTGGTTCTTCCATAGAAGTAGCATCAGAAGATTCTTTGGAATCGTCTTCAGCTTCTTTCATATTTTTTGGAAGATCATTTCCGAGAGGCAGTGATGGAGTCATGGCCTCATTAATTGCTGCTTTTTCTGAAACCACATTTTTAACTAATGGTTCTAAATTAGCTAAGGTCATAAAACGACGAATCTGTGATTCGCTTAATAATTCTTTTTTGCTCATGTATTATCTCCTAAGATATTGTATAAATACATACAATTTTAAAATAAATAGTATTATTAGCTAGAAAAGGTCAAAATAAATGGACAATTTAAATAAAATCATCGGTATTTATTATTTTGTTTTTATTTATTTTAAAAAGGGCTTCTTCTTCTATTTGTTTTACTCTGACGAAACTACATCCAATTCTTTCTGCAACATCTCTTAAAGTAAGATTTTTATTATTTAATTCTGATGCTTCTACTGTATATAGAACGCAATTTAATTCAGATTCATAATTGATCCATTTTCTGCATTCTTTATTAGGACAAGAGACTTGTAATTTTTTACAAGCTTCTAAACAGCTTTTAAATTCACTCATATATCCTCATTTTCTTTTTCTAAAATATCAAAAATATTAGCTATTTCATCTTTATCTAATCCAAATTCATCATTTGTTTTCTGTATTTCTTTAGAATCTTTTAAACGTTTTTTATGTGTTTTGGCATCTAAATTTTGTGAAGAATAAATATCTAAATAATTTCTAATTAAAGGATTATCTTCTAAATACCCTTTTACAAAAGCATTAAAAAACATTGTTTGCGACATACACTCATACTGAAGTTTGACTCTTAATCTAGCGTGATCATCTTCGCTAATTGTAAATTTCAAATCTTTTTTATTATCCATGACGAATTAAAATGTGCGGAGAGCTTTCGATCTGTGCTGCGCTAGACTGTTTAATAAATTTAGCTTTGGAGCGTAGTTCAACCAAATCTTTTGCTCCGCTATATGATAAACCACTACGAATATTTCTCGTAATATCTTCTAAGATATTTGGTAAGTGTCCTTTATATGCAACTCTAGAAGCTACACCTTCAAAACTGGAATAGGTGCCTTTCCAATCCATTTGAGCTTCTTTACTAGCCATGCCACGATAAACTTTATATTGTTTACCATTTTCTTCAAAAACATCACCGGGTGATACATCTGTGCCTGCTAACATAGAACCTAGCATAACAAAATCTGCTCCAGCAGCGAGAGATTTAACAATATCACCGGATGTTTTAATACCACCATCGGCAATCATTCTTGCTCTTTTAGAGGTATTAGAGCATTCGGATACAGACGAAAATGTTGGAACGCCATGTCCTGTCTGAACTCTTGTGCTGCAAATACTACCGCCACCAACACCAACACGTATGCTATCGGCACCCCAATCAGATAGACGCTCAAAAGCTTCTTTAGTGGCTACATTGCCTGCCATTACATGTATCTTATAACCAAATTTTGCTCTTATGGCAGCAATAGCATTTTTTACTGATATATGATCACCGTGCGCTACATCTACACATAGAACATTGACACCAGCGTTTAGTAGTTTTTCTGCTCTTTCTAGAAAGTCTCCAGTGGATCCAACCGCAGCACCAACTGCACCAGCTTCATTATCTTTACAATATTTAACCATGTCGGCTTGTTGATCTGGCGTATTGTATCTATGAATAATTCCCAAACCACCAAGAATACTTATTTCACAGGCCATTACTTCTCCTGTAACTGTATCCATTGGACTTGAGATGATAGGTATTTGTAATTTGATTGTATCATCTAGCCAAGAAGAAATATTTGTTTGCTTTCTTGACTCGATATCAGAATATTGTGGAACTAGTAATACGTCATCAAACGCCAGCGTTTCCTGTAGCTTCATTGTTTCTCCGATCTTGATTGCATTTAGGGCAAAATAAATCTACACGTTTTTGTTCATTATATACTTCAACGTACCAAGACATTACCATCATCTTGTTCTTCTTGTCAAACGGTTCTTTGCATTTAACACAATTATTCGGTATGTTCAATATCATATTGGCTTGTTGAGCCATTGTATTTTCTAATTTTTTCTTTTTATTTCCAGTTCTACTTCTTGATCCCATATTTAGACCTATATTCCTCTCCACTCATAGTTGTATTAAGTAAATAAATTTCTGGATAGACTAGATTGATATCTTGTTCTCTCGAATATACGATATAAGATTTATAATGGGTATTGACGGCTTCTTCTACGATAACATATATATCATTAACAAAACCATCAAATTCAGATATTAATATATCGCCGGATTGATATGACATTATTTCTTACCAAATAAAATTGTATCTTTTGGATCGGGCATTCTATCTAATTCTATGTTTCTAAAACCTTTATGTAGTATTTTCAATGGACCCTGACTATCATTTATATTGAAATCTCTATTGATTTGATCAATGTAATTTTTATAAAATTCGCTTCTTTCATTACCAACAAAATCTTTTATATTGTTCAGTTTTCTATAATTGAAAGCATACTCTGGATATTTTTTATTAATAAATTCTATAAATTGTTCGCTACAAGAAACAACTCTTTCATTTGGCATATAAGGATTAGGAGGAAACACATCAGCTTTAAATTTTATTGGTGTATCGTAATCTAGAAAATTTGAAACCTTATCTTCAATATTTTGTTCTATAACTTTAAAGTTTTTTACTGGTACAAAAACATCTTCTAGTTGTCCATCTAAACCAACTAAATCATCATATCTACCATTTTGAATGGTTATTAACACATTATTTTCAGCGTCTGGTCCATTTTTTTGGATATTAGCATATGCTCTATTACGACCTTCATGATCTTTTACTTTATAATATTGATTAACTACTAAAGATAAATCACCAGCTCTTGCATAATAGTAATCCATCTGTTGGACACTAAAACGCTTTTTTAAATAATCTCTCGTTTGTTGGTCTGTAGTTAATTTTAAAAAATCTGATGCCTTCATCCTTACAAGTACTTCATCATTTGTATCGCTTTCATTTAATACTTTATTTAATTCTTCTTTAATAATATCCTTTAAATATGCTTTGTTGATTTTCATTATTATTTCTCCAAATAACAATAAATAGTATTATTTAGTGCCTGTGGAACCAAAACCGCCTTCTCCTCTAGCGTTTGCTGGTGTATCGAACTGTTCTACTAATTGTATTGCGCTTTCATTTACTCTATTAACTGTAAATTGTGCAATTTTATCATGATGTTTAATAGAAATAGTTTCATGTGTACTATTAAACATAATAATTCCCCAAGGACCAGTATAGTAGGCATCCACTAAACCAAGTGATACTAACTTTCCCTTACTAGACATACCACTTCTACCGCGTATGTCGCAAGACCAACCGGGAGGAGGCATTATAGCCATACCTGTAGGAATAATTCTTGTTTGACCGGGAGATAGTAAAATTTCATTATCTGGCGTGTCGGCATAAAGATCATATGCGGCATCTTCATTGTGTGCCTTAGAGGGCATTTTAGCAGTATCGGTTAATTTTTTGCATTGTAAAATAATCATTTTTATTTCCTATCCTAGTAATTTAAATGTATGTTTAATACTTCTTGTGCTCCAACCCCATTGTTCATCGTGCTCTAGTTTTGCTAGATATGGTCTATTTAACCACAACTTATCTTTTAATGGATCTACACCCCAGCATTTAATAGCTGTCATGGTATTAGTTGAATCAGTTACATTAAGTATCCAATAAATTTTACCATTCTTAGTTTTCTTTTCTTCAATGTTTCTTGGAATGAACCAAACGACTTCTCCAAGTTCTTTTTCATAAGCACCAATTGCAGGAATATATTTCTCTTCTAGTCTTTTAACTATCTCAGGTGTCATAACCATACTAATTGGGTAAACTCCACTCAAAGAAACAATATTTTCTAGTTTTTCTTCATCTGTGAAATCACCTTCAGGTTTATATTTTTCAATATTATCAGCAAATTTCTTTGGTGTTTTTGGACGATCAACAACGGCTGCAGACCAGAAATGTTTTAATCCAGTAAATCTATTATCAACAAGTTTGCTTAATGCACCACTTCTTGTAAGAGCATCAAGCGCTTTCTTGTTTAGTTTACTATAGACTATATTTTCATTAAACAACAAATCGTCAATAGACTTAAATGGACGATGATTCATTATCTGTTCGATTGCTGTATCGCCAAGACCTTTAATAGAAGACAAAGGTTGAATTAGGGTTTTACCATCTATATCAACTTCCCATTTCTTACCAGAACTATTAATATCTAATGTCTTGATAATAAAGTTATAGTTCTTGGCGAGGCTTATTGCTGCCTCTTTCCTATCTTCAGGTTCTTTATCCAAGAAGGCAGCAAGCCACTCAGCAGGGAAATAATGAAAGAGGTAAGCACACTGATAAGAAAGTATAGAATAACAAATAGCATGAGAAAGGTTAAAGCCGTATCCGCTGAAAAATTCCATAGTTTTCCAAAGATGTAATCCAGTACCTTCGGTGAGTCCTTTTTCTTTGCAGCCTGTGATAAACTTGCTGTAGAGCTTTTCTTTAACCTGAGACTCCTTTCCAGTGCCTTTTTTTGTGAGTACCTTTCGTAATTCGTTGCCTTCATCCAGCGAAATATCCTTGCCTAGTTTGTGCGCGAGAAGACTTAATTGTTCTTGAAAAACAATAAATCCATATGTTTCTTCTGTTACGTCTTTAACTAGTTCATGCACATAAGAAATAGACTCAGGATTTTTCTTTGCTTCAATATATTTTTCATGAACATTAGCAGATAATGGGCCGGGACGGAAAATAGACGTAATAGCGGCAATATCTACAATGTTTTTTGGTAACGCTTGCTTACAAAACTTCTGCGCTGCTGTATTTGTAAACTGAAATGTTCCACAGAAGTTACCTTCTTGAAAAACATATTTATAAACTGCTTCATCCTCAAGATTAATCTTGTTTGGATGTAGATTTTCATCATAGTACTTTTTCATATCTGCAAATGTAGGATTAGGAATATTATGATGACGCTTTAAAATATGCTCAACGCAAGTTTCAATCATTCTTAGAGAAGCTAGACCAAGGATATCAAACTTAATAAATCCAAGAGGTTCTAGATGACGAACCGTTTGTCCTTCAGTCCAAGGAGTTTGTGTTACACCACCGCTATTAATTAGCGGCATTTTTTGATCAAGATTATCTGCAAATAGCACACCGCCAGCGTGACGAGAAATACTGCGAATTTGACCTTGTAGATTTTCTACATGGGTAGCAACATGTGGATATTTATTTAGATATTGTGTAAGACTTGGAGAATAATTCTTAAGCTCTTCCCAAGTTGGGTTATAAACACCAGCAGTTATCCCATGTTCTCTTTTAGCAACAGGGGTAGCTTCAAGCAACATTTTGCTTGTTACGTCATTAACTTCTGTAAAAGGTATTTCATACAGCTTGCTGATGTCTTTTACAAGCGAGCGAATTTGTAATGTATTATAGTTAGAAATTGGAACTACGGTGTTTTCACCGAATTCCTTGATAAACATTTCTTTAACTTCCATTGGCTCTGCACAGTCATAATCAATATCTGGGAAGTCTTTGGCATTCTTACGAATAAATCTTGAGAACTGAAGTTTATATTTGATTGGATCAACCTGTGTAATTCCAAGCAAATATGACACAAGAGAACCAGCACCAGAACCACGACCAGATCCAACAAACTGATTATCAGATACCTTATCGCTAATCTTTTTCATTGTAAGAAAGTATTTAGAAAAACCACGATCTTTAATCGTGTGCAATTCCTCTTTTAGTCTTTCAATGTAATTATTATCTTTGTATAGACCGGTATTCTTCAAAGCATCAACAGAAATTTTTGCCAAAGCGCTATCGGCAGTTTCGCCTTCTGGAATAACAAACGATGGAAGCTTGATAGCTGTGTCTGGGGTGTAATCTTCAATACGATTTTTTAGGATATCTGCGGTGCGTGCAATGCTTTCTTCTACTAGCTTATCGTCATAACTAAAACCTAGAGCACCAGAAAAACGCTTATAGGTATCAAAAAGCTCATCGCCATTTTTGGGATACAGTTGATATTCCATCTCTTCTAATGTTCTTGGAAGAGCATCAATTTTAATTTCATCCTTACGCTTGCCCATCCAACCAAGCAATTTATAAATCTCACGATCTTTCCACATATCAGGTGAAGGAAAGTGAGCATCACAAGTGCTAATAAGCTGGAAACCGTGAACCTTGGATAGTTCAATAATAAATTGATTTACAATGTGTTGCTCTTTATAGTTTGCCCACTGTAATTCACCATAAAAGCGATCACCAAAGATATCAATCATATTTTTGACGGTATTTTCCATAGCTACATATACAGCTTTCTCACCTTTTTCAATATTGTCCCAATAGTCGTTAGACAGAACACCGCCAAGACATGCACTAGAGGCTATCAAGCCTTCATTGTGCTTTTTTAGGCTATCATAATCCATACGTGGAAAACGATAAAAACTATCGCCACGATATGAATCACTAATAAGCTTAAAAAGATTATTTAATCCAGTTTGGTTTTGTGCAACCAGAACAAGGTGCGAACGACGGTTTAATGTCGAACGAATACCTTTTTTGGTTTCGCTTTCATCTTCAACTACAAGTCCAACATCGTCGTCAACTTGTTTTGCAAGTTTTGCATCTTCTTTATGCTTAATGTGCTCTTGTTTCCATTGTTGGATAGAAGGATGAACATATGCTTCAATGCCATAAAGAACACGAAAATCGTTTTTGCCTTCTTCTTTCATTTTCTTAGCTTTCATAAAAGCATAAGAATAAGAATTCATGTTTCCATGTTCTGTAAATGCAAGACCATTTAGACCATTGCCATAAGCAAAATCCACATGCTCTTCTGGATATCCTAGTCCATCAAAGATACTAAAAGTGCTATGGTTATGCAAAGAAACAAATGGAATACTAGGCTTTTTTCTTTCGCTCATGTTATTTCCCGTTACAGTTACAGTAAGTCCAATCTTTGTGCCACCAACAATCTTTATGATGAATATAAGGAATCATATTTACTCCAATGGATTAAGAATCTCATCAACCTTATCTAGTGAGGTCAACAAGTATTCTACATGATCGTTGATATAAGTAAACTGCTTTCTTAATTCTTCATTCTTTGAATGTTCTGAGGCTACAAAAAAAGAATTAATAAAATCTTTTTGGTCTGGCGTTAAATCAAAATAATAATTTGGAAAGTTAATCTTGCTTTTCAGAAACTGATTCAGATTGTTGTAGAATTTCTCGGCTTGGTTGTTCATTTTCTAGATACCTCAGTTTTTTAAGTCTAGTAAAAAACCTGTAAGGCTTAATTAATTGTTTAGCATATTCACTACTAAGAAAGTTTCTATATGCATCCCAAGAACTAAGATCGTAATGCCAAGATAATTCTACAACTTCTGATGTCTCTTTGTCAATACCTTTTAATGCGGTGGCTAAATCATAATTTTTAGTTTTTATTTTTCGTTTGTCATAATCTTCTATATCTCTTTTACGAAGTATATCTCTGCAAGAGAAATAGTCTTTTGCATTAAAAGAAAAATTCAAATGTAAATTGTCATGTACAGTTTTACCATCTTTACTAAATAATATTTTTTGTTTATTAAACAATCTTGTTCTTATCTTCTTAGCTTCTTCAATTGAATTAAGGGAATATGGAAAAGAGCAATAGAATAATTCTGGTACTGTCCATTTAGTTAGGAAATATGAAGTACCATAGGCTATTTTAGCACCATACATTACGCTCCACCCAAGACAATCTCTTCTATCTCTATCTCTAGGATGAATTTGCACATAATAAATCGGTATATCTCTTCTAAGATTATATTTAGTTATATCTTTTTCTGCTGGGTCTATTATAAATTCACCAAGTCTTTTTTTGAGAAGCGGAATTGTACCAACGTGTGCAACAACCCATATTGTTTCACAGCCAACAGCAGCACATTCAAAAACAGCTTTTTCTACGGCTGTATAGTCTGGAGCGATTGGCATTAGACTATCGTGCCAAGGCATTTTATAAATGTCCTCTTGACCGGCCACTGGAACAATACCAGCTAAATGTAAAGCTTGTAATGGTTTAAATAAAGGTTCTGATAGCATCTTGTTCGTGCTCTTGCCAATTCCAATTTAACATTTCTATATTAGGTTGTAAATCATGAAACATTATTTTACCATATGATACAACTTCTCTTCTATTATATCTAATATTAATTGGTCTGTGTTTAACAATGATGCCATTTTTTTTGCCTTTTATTCCAGCGTCTTTCATCATTTTTAAAACTTTGATTCTTACAATTCCTTGAGAATAATCCTCATGAAAAATATTTGTTGAATCTATTAAAGATACCGCCACACAATCTTTAGAATCGGGCCAATTATGCTGTCTAGCAGAATTATAAAAATATAATTCGGAAACTAATTCGTCATCGGATGTTAAGAGAGTGTGTTCATGATGCATACCACTTATTACATCAAAATAATCTTGAATTATAACTTTATCATTTGTGTGTTCATGATTAGCTGGTAAACCTTCTACTTTATGAGAATCAGAAATATATAATTTATTATATTTAATTTTTAATAATAAATTATCAACTGTAACTGCTTTAATAATATCGTCCTCTATTCTGACATTATCTATCTTATTAGCAAAAGGCATATAGCCAGTAAATGCTAGATTAAAAGCAAACTTGTTCCAAAGCTCTATCCTATTTTCCCATCCCGGTGTTATATCAAAAGCTATTGGTTTTTGTAGTCTTGTATATATTACATGAGATTTATTATTGTAACAATAAGACAGCGCATCTAGATCGCTACCAATAACTAATTTATCATATGATAGTTCTAAGATGCGCTGCATGTTATTCCCAATAGACTACTTCGCCACGTTTATATTTTTTTAAGTTTACGTTTGCTTCATTTAGTTCTTCTGTGAAATGCTTATCATATATTTTAAAATAATTATTTGGTAATAAAGCAAAATTTCCTTGCTCTAATGCTAGCAAAGATAACGGTTTATGCTCTTGCGGGTACCGAGAGAATCCATCATTCCAATCAACAATTATTCCAGTGTGTCTAAATAAGTAATTTTCTTTAAGAACTTTGCCCGATAAACCATCAAGATATGGAAAATAATTGGTTGTAATTTCTGTGCCCATACAACCCCAAGGCTGTACATAGTTTAATTTATCATTTACTTTATTATGATATAACGCAGATAGCGGTAATCCACTCCAATGAGCACCTGTTTGTAATTGTACATGCGTAAGCATTAGTTGACCAGACTTACAAAATATACCGTGCAAAATGCCCTCTGTAAATCCAGAGGGCATTTCAGGACCAAGATAACTATTATCTACATAAACATAAAAATGATAGGGTAATGAACTATGCACTTTTATTCTCGTAATAAGCGTTAATTGTTTCTGGATAAAGCTTTTGGCAAATAGACAACATAGCCTTTGCAACAGCTTGTATCTCCCATTGTGCGCCTTCGTGCAAACGTAAATCAATAAACTTAAGAATATTATTTAGATTAGCACTTGCATAATATTCTGTATAAAGATTTTGTGGTAATACGCCACGCGCTTGCTCACGACAAACGCCTTTATTTAGCATCATATTATATATATCTAAAGACATTTTATGATATGCATCTACAAGACAATGCATATCTTCATCTTCGCATGGAATACATTTAAAAATATATCCATCGTCATATTTATAATCTCCAACTTCAGGATCTATTAATTGTTCAAGATTACTAGCTTGTCTATTATTAGAATGTTGTGTTCTAAAATGTTTTGGCTGATAAAACTCTAGACTTTCTGCGGTATATCTACGAGAGATTTCATTATAAGACCATGTACGATGTCTGTGATGCTGTGAACGAATAAATAATGGTACCTTAACTCTAAAGGTAACAAAACAATGTTCAAGAACAGATGTATGGCGATGTTTAATCAAATAACGAATAAGTTTTTTATCTTTATCGTCTAATTGTTCTTTATGTACACCAAACGATACACGCGCACTATTAACAATAGTTAAATCATCGCCAACAAAATCCACAAGTTCTACTTTGCCAATATTATCATCATACAAATATACTGTTTCCATTATTCACCTATTCTAGAAAGATACCACAAACACTATGCTCTGGAACAAGATACATGAGCTTACCCATAACTTTAACCTCTTCTACCATTTGCGATGGCACAAGAATAAGTTTATTTTTTAAACCATTGGTAGAATATTCTGAACCACCGCTGGCTTTAATAAGTCTCATTAATTTATGACTTTCAACCTTTTTGTAGTCTTCCGGTAAAAGGAAAGCAGAGGATTTCTCCTCTGCCTTTTGCTCTTCTACTGACTCTACCAAAAGATATTTATTCTTTGGATAGAATTCCATTTATGTCTCCTATGGCGCAGTTACAGTCTTGTATGCTTGCTCAAGCTGAGAGAAATCAGTTTGATCCTTCATAAGACGATAAGCCTTCATGACGTTTTTCATTTCGTCTTTTGTTAGCCAACCGTTTTCTACATAGTTCTTACGCATATCTCGACGTTGTTCCTTGTATGGTTCCATAGCTTGCTCAATAGCGACCATAGCACGAACATAATCCTTGATACGCTCTTCCTTAGACTTTGGCTTATCAGTAACATTATCAACGCTGTATGACATATATTCTCCTAACGGTTAGATACTTTTTGGATTTCTCCAAGAAGGTAACGATACTTCTCTTCCAGTTTACCACGCTCTTGTGCTTCTTGCAAGTGATCCAACCTAACTTTTATTCCTGAATCTTTATTATCGACTATAAGTTTACGGTAGAATCCAAAATCATCAGACATATAATATGATTCATGCGAAAATCGAATCTCATGATTAGAACGCTTTGTTAATTCATTTTCAATAATTTTTAAATTAAACATAGCTTCCTCCAAATAAAAACTGCACCATGCAATATAACATGGTGCAGTAATGTTGTAAAGAAAAAATTATTTATTTTTCTTCATCTGATATTTCTGAATCATCAAATTTGTCAGATTTTTTACCTAAAATAGATCTTAAAGATTTATTAAAATCACTTAATTTATCATCTTCTGGTTCTGTTTCGGGCTTATCTATTTCTGGTGGCTCACCAGATGTTCTTTTAACAAATTCATCTTTACTGATTTTTTCAGTTTTCATGCTATTTTTAGAAAACTTTAAAGTTACAGTTTTAGGTTTTTGTTGTAATAATAAAGAATTTATAGCTTTATTGGTTTCTTCGGTCTTTTGAGAACTAGTACCGTCTTTTTTAAATTCATCAAAACCTAAATCATTATAGGTAAAATAAGTTGCTGAAGCATCTATAATTTCATACTCTTCTGGATTGTCTTTAGATGGTCTAGTAATACCTGTAATTATTAAAGATACAGGTACAAAACCATGATAATATCTTTCTTTTTTGATCTCTAATTTATCATCAACTATTTTTGATAACTTTAAAGTTTTTTTATAATTATCAATACTTTCATTATAACTTTTTATAGCTTTTGGACTATCACCGTACTTTGTATCTCTTTCCCATTCTAAATGCTCAATATATCTTTTAAAATCATCAAGATCATAGGAGTTTATATATTTTTGTTTATATTGTTCTGATTCTGCGCCAATTTTAAATCTCCAAAAAGCTCTTAAGAAAACTGATGGGTCATAATCTGTTAATTTTCTTGCTCTTTTTTCTGAATCGTATCTACCAGTTTTTATGGTACCTATATCTGGCTGCATTACTGGCGGCATCGGTACTGTTCTTTGTCCATATTCATCTTTATATTTATCTATTTCGTACCTTGGATCACCACCAGAACCTATTGTTGTACCATAATATTCATACTGTAATCCCGTTAAACCATTTAATTCAGGAACCATATCAATTATATTCTTTAAATAAGAATACATTACTCCTCTACTGTTGCCTCCATCTCCTATATTTACAACTTTTCTTGCAGCGGCAGTAAAGCGTTCCTCTTCTAATGTAGATTTATTAGAATCAAAATGGGTAACGGCACTAATAAATTCTTTTATCTGATCCGGGGTAAGATTATATTCTCGTAATGTGCTGTTTTCTTGCTCATCGTCTAAAAGATAATAAAAGGTAATAGATTTATCTATTGGCTTTGGTTTAGCTTTAGGTTTAATTTTAGTAGGTGGTTTTTTTGGTGGTCCTTGAAGCTCTTTTATCAATTCTTCTAAAATTATTTTTTTTAAATATGATTTATGGATTTTCATTATTTTTCTGAAGTTTATAAACTATTCCGGTAATGCTAAAGAAGCAACTTTATTCTTTACAGCACCTTTTTTATAATCTGATATTAATATAGCCATTTTAGTTAATTGAAATCCAAAATTTTCAGCATCTATCATAATTTGATCAGTTTGTTTAAGTTGTGATACATAAGAGGCATCTGAGCGAGCCATAAAACTTCCGGGTTGTACATATTTTTCATCTGCTGGTAGTTGTTCATCAAACTCATTCTTACCTGATTTATCGAAATTAGTAAATCTAGAGATATTAGCTTTTATTTTTTGTTTAATATCATTAATATCGATTTTTTTATCTTTATACATATTTTCAATTACTTTTTCAAATTCTGGTTTGTCCATGTTTTCTAAAACAGACTCAACAACATCTAGACCATATGGTATGCTCATATATTCGTCTTTTTGACCGGGATAAACATATGCCCTATTAATACCACCTCGCGGTTTTAATCTAACAGATAAAGCGGTTTTAGCACTTGCAAATCGATCTCTTGCAGCTTCTTTTTGTCTCTCTCTTTCTTCTTCAGCGCTTTTTTCGGCAGCTATTTCTTCCTTTGATTTACCGGGTACAGGAACAAGTTTAGGAGCATTTGGATCTACGTATTCTGGCTCGGGGTCATCCAAGTAAGGAAGAGGAGCACCATATTCTTTAACTACTCGTTTTAATTCTTCATTAATAACTTTATTTAAAAACTTTTTTGAAATTTTCATATTTTTCTCCAATAAAATGCCTAAAATACTAATATAAATAGTATTTTAGGCAAGTAAAAACAAATATTTTTTATTTAATTGGACAAGCGCCGCCTTCACATTCAAGTGAACTTAATAAATCACCATCTCCTACACCATTATCAATATTAATTGGTTTAATTTTAGCAGATAGTTTTTCATATTGTTCTTTGCTGATTTTTTCTTTTGGTGCTTGTTTAAAACCATGTTCGCTGTGACAAAGAAAAGAAATGGTCTTAAGATATTTAAGATTATCTTTTAACCAAGTTTTTAATTCTTCAAGTTCACTTTGCTTATAATATACAGTTACAGATACAGCTTGGTCTGCCCAGTGTTTTTGTGCCATTTTAACAACATCTAATTGTTTCCACGTAGTCCAATCTTCATCAGCTACAGGCGCGTTTTCTGGTGCGGCTACATAGAAATCTACAACTTGTGTATTATGGTCTAATGTGCCATCAAAACGGATTGTTGGTTCCATATAATGACCGGCTTCACGTAATAATGGCAACAGGGGATCGCTACCAGCAAAACGTACACGCTGAATAATATAGCGTGAGTACGCTGGATGTACGCCTTCATAACAATCCATTACTTTGCTAATAGTGCCACTTGGTTTGATAACTGTAGTGCGAATACTTTCTGGGATATTTAATTCCTTAGAATATTCTATATTTTCTTTTTGTATTGCCGCATAAGCGCGGTCAAGTGATTCTGGGTTAAATAGATCACTCTGTAGGCAACCAGTAATACCAGTACCAATTCTGCGATTACGTTTAACAACAGCATCACATTTTGGTTGGTGATATTTTTCCATTGTTACGCGTTTACCCCAACGATGCATAAGTTTAGCAGCTTCTATAAATTCTTCTTCGTTTAATAGATTTGGTAGAGCAATTTCTTGAAGATTGCAAGGCTCACCATCTTCTAGTGTAGCTTCAGCGCAAGGATTTACACCAATAGCACTATCTGCTTTTAATTCACCCATACGAGCAAATTTCTGGATATTCTTACGATTTACAATACCAAATGGCTCACCTTGTTCATAGGTTTTCCAAAATAGTGGATGCAAATCTTCTACATCGTCTACAACAACAGAATAATTTGCCATCGCACGTTGAGTAGGAATATTACCTAAATCCCAACGTTTAGCCTTTAAGTATTCCTTATCCCAAGGATCACCAAGAATAATAATAGCTGAACGACGAACGTTACCAGCTACAACCATTTCTCCAATTGAACAAAGAATATCTGCTGCATCTACTGGACGTAAATGTTTGCCTTCACGGGATTTTAAAATAGCTACTAGTTTATCAACATAAGAAATTAAAGGTTTTGGACCGCTTGATGTTCCGCCGAACCCTTGGATCGGTTCACCAGCAGCACGAATACAAACCGTAGAATAAGAAAAGGATTTACCAGTAACAAAATATGATTCTAATACACGACGAGTTAATTCATTCCAACCTTCACGGGAGTCTGGAACAATAAAATCGGCATCTTTGCTATCTCTGTTTAAGATAGAAACATCTTTTTTTAATTTTGGTAGTTTACTGACAAAGCGATGTTCAACGCTCATGCCTACACCACCACCAAGCATTAGCAAATCCTGTGCTAATACAAAGTTATTCCATTCATCACTAGCTACAAACCAACAATTGTTAAGAGCAACACCACCAAGTTTTTTATGACTTGGAGCGCCGCTATACCACCAACCACGCCCTGCTGGTCCAGCTTTACGATTAAGTAAATAATAACGCAAACGCTCTATTTCTTTTGCTGATACATTATGTCCCTGAACATTACCAGATATAACACGCTCCACAGTATCATTCCAATTTTCAAGAACACCAGTATCTTTACGAGCATACGTGCGTTTATAAACAACTTTTGCAAGGTTGGACCAGTTAGACATTTTATATTACTCCCTATTGGTTAATAAATGTTTTTAAACGTTCTGCTGTAGCTCCACCGCTTATACGTGCTACTTCTTGATTATCTTTAAGTAGTACAAAAGTTGGAACAGCGCGAATATTATATTCTTCTGCTACGTGCGCTTGTTCATCAACATCTACTAACTCATATTGTACTCCATTTGCGCTTTCTTTTAGAGTGTTAAAAACTGGCTTTGTGCGTTGACATGGAGCACACCAAGTAGCTGAAAACATTATGATTTTTTTCATATTTTATTCCTTTTTATTTGGCACTTCTATGTGCCCTATTTTAGCATTTTTGTATAATGGATTCTTAACGGCAAATTCTGCGGCAGTTTTTCCAATACTAAATTGGAAACCAAGAAATTTGGTACGATACCAATCAGTAAGCATATTTAATGCATTAAAAAATACTAATCCAAATATCGGAGGATGCACTTTAATGTATTTTTTTACTGGTTTTTCTGTGCCTGCCAGAACAGCATCTTTTGATCCTGTTACTATTAATCTTTTTTGATATCCAAATAATTTAAAAATAAAATCTATAGCTTTCATTTTATATCCTTTCTTATTAATCATTATCTTCAACAAAATGTGACATTATAAATCCAAAAAACCCAATAGTTAAAGTAAGAGGAATAAATAATAATATTCCTTCTCTACTGTTTAAAATAAATTTTTTAGAACTTTCCATTTCTGGTTTTGTTGGTAAATATAAATATCTTAACATCCTAAGAAATAGAAAAAAATTAAAGCATATATAAGTTGCAGCTAATGTATTTAATAAAATTTTCATGATGCTTTTTTCTCCTTCTTATAATTTTTATATTTCTGCTTTAAACTCTCTTCTTGTTTTTTAGTAGCTTTCTCAATAATTTCTGTAGCAGTTTCTGCACTTTGAGAAAGTACCTTTATTTTAACATTACTTGTGTCCATAAATATAGGGAAAACTAATCCATCAGGGCCATTTCTATTTTTAGCTACAAATAATCTACCTTCGTTCATATTTTTATCTTTAATTGTTCTTGAGATAGTAAATATGAAATCAGCTACAAAGCATTTATTGAATGCTTCGGAAATACTTTCCATAGTGATTACTTCTGCATTTAATCCACTGCGGTTTGTTTGAGAAGCTGTCCAGAGTGTGCATTGATATACCTGTGCTAATCCACGCAATTCTTCATAGATGCTCTCAAGCTCAATCCGTTTCTCCTTTTGGGCGCTTATAGGTCTAATTAGATCGCCATAGTCTACAATTACCATATCAATACGAAAATCTTTGCGTTTTAGTTTTTCGAGATGGTGTTTGATGGTGTTAGTAGAGGCGGATTTAGTAGGATATTCTTTAATAATAAGCTTGCCCTTTACATCTTTGACGCCTTCCCAAACTATTTGCTTTTGATCTTTAACTTCTGCTAATTGGATACCTGTAATACAGGAATCATAACGCAGTGCAACAACCTTATCTTGAAGTTCTAAAGTGTAGTGGACTACATTTAATCCAGCTTGAAGTGCCATAGCGCCAAGATGGACCAATGCCATACTTTTACCGGCACCAGTAGGAGCAATAACTACTCCTAATTCACCGCGCCCAAGTCCACCTTTAGAAATATTATCAATTAATTCCCAACCAGTAGAAATTGGATTACGTGCTTTCAACTCAAAGCGTTTCTCAAAGTCAAGAATAAAATCATAGCCATGATTATTATCCGTTCCAAGCTTAAGAGCATCGTTAATGATTTTAGAGATTTCATCATAAGAAGAGTTTTGTATTAATCCTACGCTTTTAATCATAGCTTCTTTTAATTTCTGTTTCTTGCAGAAATCAAGAGAAATATCTTTTATATGCTGTTCACCTTCAACAGAAAACTCATTTGCACTAATTCTAGCATAATAGTCGCGTATTTGTTTTTGTAATAGCTCATTTTCCTTATCTAAGTCTGTACGAAGAATAGTTGTAATTGTATCGCGGGTTGGATGCGTGCCATACTTTTTACGATAATCAAATATCTTTTCAACAAATACACGTAAGTATTTTAATTCAAGAAAATTAATATCTAGTACTTCACTAACTTGATCAGCAAATGCGCGATCATCAAGAATAAGCTGAACAAGATTTTCTTGAAACTTTGTACCATATCTCTCAAATGTCGGTGCTTCATTTAAAAACTGGCTCATATTAGCAATTCTCCAAAACTATTCTGTGCATATAGGCAAACAACTCCTCTAGATTAACTTCTCCAAAACCATCTTTCAACATCATTTTAATGATTTCGGTTTTATTAAATGTACATTCACTATTTTCTAATGTGTAATTAATTTTTTGTACATCTTGTATAGAAACATTTGGTATTGCTAATTGCATAATTTTATAATTGTCAATTATTTGTTGTTCTGAATCAACAATACTCTGGTATATTTTAATTTGTGATTCGCTGTTCCTACAATAATTTATTACATCATTAATCATTAGATTTTTTTGTTCTTTTAATATAGGAATTCTTTTAGCAATTGTTGGTATACCAGCACCTTGAACGCCGTCAATATTATCACTTTTATCACCAGAAATGGCTCGTACCAAACAGAAATTAGAAGGATGAATTCCATACTGTTCTATAATTCTATTCGTATTAAGTACTTCTTCTTTAACTGGTCTATAAAGGATTGTATCATCATTACATAACTGTATAAAGTCCTTATCATTAGAAACAATAATTTTGTTATATTTTTGAATAGTAGCATGCTGCACAATCACTGAGATTAGATCATCGGCTTCTACACTATCTAGAAGCAATTGTATAACCGGCATATTGTTTAAATATTCTGCCAATCTAGTCATCTGCCATATCTTATTTTTTAATTCTTGATTTTCGTCAAGCAATTGTACATTTCTATTAAGACGCAATGGCTTACGACCATTCTTATAATTTTTATTCATTAATCTACGTTTAGTAGAACCACCTTTACCATCCCAACAAATAACAACTCTATTTGGATTAATAAATTTACAAAGCTTTTGTAAGCTTTTAATAAAACCTAAAACACCACCAATAGGATTACCATTGGTGGCGATGGAAGGATTAACTGTATAATTTCTTAAATACAAATTATTTGCATCTATAACTAATACTTTTTTCTTATCCATTTAATCCTCAAAACTTATAAGTACCAATAACCTCATTATCAACAGTATAATAAACCTTACGAATACCACGTTCTTCCATAACCGCATGACACATAGCGCAAGGCTTACTCATGCGAGCGTCTTCGCCATTCTTTGAGCATCGTGCGACATACATAACAGAACCTTTTGTTATATGTCTAGGAATATTCAAGATCGCCTTGATCTCGGCATGGTACGTTGCATTTCCTTTTTCTTCTGGGCGGTAATCCTTTCCAACTGAACAATACCGCTCTGAATTGATTCCCATGCCAACAATGGCACCACCGCGCACAAGAACCGCACCATGTCTAAAATTACCATAAGTAGAATTTCCAGCGAGTTTTTTAGCCAGCTGGAAGATACCTCCGTACTTTCTTTGATGCTTCTCCTCCCTTCATCTGGCTGTCCTCAATGTTGCTGTGCTTCTTCACATAGCTCGTCGTCGCATCGGTATCCATATCTTTCTCCTTTGAAAGTGTAAGCATAATAGTACAACTAAACTGTGATGTCAAACTGTCTACGCATTTGTAGTACAGCAAGATTTTTCATCTTAGCCTCAACATCAACATCAATTAGATTATCACGAATAGCTGCCAGCTGTATATCAGGAACATAATGAATAAAATTAGAATGCGCTCTGCGCTCTGTATATGAACCATTTTCCATTCCCGGTTCAGTATTAGAAAGGTGCTGCAATGGCTTAATCTTACCCCATGTTTTGCTGGTTTCATAAAATGCATCTATGAAAGATAGATCATCACTTCCAAAAGTATGGTGATGAGAATCAAGGACAATAGGAATACCGGTTTTTTCATGAACTTGAAGTAGTTGCTTAACATTATAACACCTTTCATCATTCTCAAGAGTAAGACGGTTTTTTACGCTTTCTGGAAGCGTTCTAAAGATATCAACAATTTTGCTATTTCTATCTTTTTTGCCACCATGAATATTGATTGCATAATAGGGAGTTTTTTCAAAACCCATCATATCAAAAATCCATGCATGATATTCAAGTTCACGAATAGAGTTTTGGATAACCTTATCGCTATCGCTTGAAATAACAGTAAATTGACCGGGATGACAAGTGACACGAATATTATGCGAATGAAACAAGCCACCAAGATATGCAAGCTTGTTTTTTAGCGATGCATCATCTTTTGCAAGATGAGAACAAAACTCAAATAGAGGGAAAAGAGTGCTAGTAAGCCTGAAGGATTTAATATTATTTTCAATTAGTTTTGGAAATATTTGAATATGCTGATCTACGTTATTATGATAAGTATCAATAATTCTTTGATCATTGTATTTGCCGTTTTTATAAGCTCCGAGTTGCAGCATTTTTTCATCAATAAGATTGATAATTTCTTTATTGCCATTTCTTTTCGTTTTTTCTTCAACCCACTGGCAGCAAATACTAAGACTCATATAGCCTCCAAAAGAAAACCGCTCCAGTATTCTACACTGGAGCGGCAATATATGTCAACCGACTTAGTTTAGATTTTCTTCTGCCTCTTCGCCTTCAATATTATAGTAATTCTTTGCATCGCCTTCACGGGTATCAAATTTTACAATTACTTCTCGATCCATGATGTCAAGAACTGATTTTTTGAAAGCTTCGTCTTTGCTCATTAGTTCTTCCCAACCGCTTTGTTGGAATTTCTTTGGCGTACCTGCAACATCTAATTCGTACCATGCGCCCATTTGTTTAATAAACGGTTTAATGGCTTCAAAGATGCTTTCGTTATCCAATACACCAACACTTCCGCCCCACATGATTTTGAAAAGACATTCACGACCAGCAGTACCAAAACGAGATTTTTCTAATCTTGCTTTGACTTCACTACCAATCTTATAGCCGCGCTCATCAATAACATAGCTATCTTTTGCTTTTCTTCCAGTTAGCCAAACACGCAAGCTATAGGAATAGCTTAATGCTTTACCACCGGGAGTTGTGTATCTTTCACTATCTGTAGCATACTTAATATTTTGAACCTGTAGATTGGTCTTTAATTGATTTAAAATCAGAAGCGTGCTTTGACTATTGGCAATTGGTTGAATCAATTTAGATAAACCCTTTGCTAGAATGCGCGGTTTAACTGCCATAGAAGACTGTGGATCAAAATCACCTTCTAGATCTGTTTTACTTGGAGTTAATGCCATAGAATCCCAAATAAACAACATTCTATTTTGATTATTCTTTAACAAGTCTTCGATACTTTCCAAAACAAATTCTACGCTTTCTGCTTGTGTATAAAGAACTTTAGAAATGTCACAACCAGCCTTAGTTAAGAACTCTGGATCGATTGCACTTTCACTATCAAAATAAATAACATCAATACCCATTTTTTGTGCATTAGCTGCAATCTGTGCAGCCATGTAGGATTTACCAGAACCTTCCAATCCTGCAAGTTCTGTTACTTTACCTACTGGAATTCCTGCCAACTTTCCACGGCAGATAATTGAATCAAGCCATCTTGAACCAGTAGAGATCCAATCATTAACTTCTGTTGGATTATCTTCTTGTAAGTCAAAAGAAACTTCACGACCACTTTTTTTATTTAATAGTTCACGCAATTGATCAATTGATACTTTACCAGCAGATTCTTTTTTATTTTTTCCCGTTGCCATTGACATATTATCTCCTATAAAAAATGGGGAACAGAATTTTCTCTGTTCCCCAAGTATACTCTACATATTACACTTTGTTTAGTTAGACATTAGCTCTGCAAACGCTTCATCTACTGGGCTTTTTGCCTTAACAGCAGCAGCATACTTTTCAGTAGTAGAAGAACCTTCTTCTGCCTCTTCATCAGTATTACCAGCTAGATGTTCATCTAAAATCTTGCCTACTTCATCACTATTCTTACGTGTGTGAAGAGTTTCAAAATCTGGCAAAGATTCTAGAAGTTCTTTACACTCTGCGTCACTACCTTGACAAAGCTTACTTGTCTTACGTGCAGGAGTTACCTTGGTAGTAGGATATGAAGCACCGGGAACCTTATTAGCAGCAATGGTCAAATCTGTACCATTAGCTGGATCTGTAATATCTCCATAATCTGGATTTAGTACAAGATTGATAAGATCTTGGTACACAAGCTTACCATAGCCCCAGATCTTGATTCCTTCCTTCTCTTCTCCACGAACTACTACTGGAGAGAAAAAGCGTTGGCGTGGAAGAAACTTCTTAGCCATCTTTGCACTTTCTTCAGTCTTTTCTCTGTAGAGCTTGCTAGCAAAATCGCAAACCGCGCATTCATCACCAAAGTTTTTCTTTGGGCAAAGGAATCCACCTTGTGAACCTACTTCGTAGTGAAACCAGTATTCCTTAAATGGATCGCCATCTGATGTTGGAACGATTCGGAGAGAATACGTTTGCCCCTCTTTTGGACTCCAGAAGTTTGTTTTAGAACCGCCACCCTTGTTTTGCAATGCATTAAGCTTAGACTTCATTTTCTTTAGATCAATACCCATTTTACTTCTCCTTTATATATCAACCGGCAAATCTCCCGGCTGATGGTTAGACTCTAACACGGTTTGTGTCGGAGTTACAACATGCTTATAAACTTTGTATAAATTTGCTGTGTGCTACAACATAGCAATAATTAGTTTGATTTTTAGTTGAATATATTCTATATGATATTTTTGTATTGTCAACTGCTTTATTTTTTAGTTGTTCTTTTATTACTTTAAATAGTTTGTTATCTGTTTTTAACACATTCTCATTTATGAAAAAATTATAACATTTATCATTTATATTTTTAATATCAAAAAACATTTTTTCAATATTATTTTCTAGATCATACATACCAAAAGTAGAAATCCTAGATATGTCACTAGGTGGAAAATAATTTTCTATAATAGAATTCAAACTTTTTAATGAATTTATAGCACTATATGTTTTATAAATTAAATTCAAATGTTCTTCATACCAATCAGCAATTGGTATATCTCCCAAAAAAGTTTCTAATGTTTTAGAATCAAATAAAAATATTTCTTTAAAGACGCCAGATCTAGCATATTCTTGAAAAACATTAAATACAACTTTGTTTATTAACAAACTTTCATTTCTTAAATAATCAATATCGGGTATAAGATATAATATAGATATATTTTTTTGTTTTATTTGTTTTAAAATTCTCAATGAAGCAGAAACAACATCGCAATCACCGCTTGTAATAAAAAGAATATCATCACTAATATCAGAAAAAAATTCTGTCATATCTGGACAGTTTTTTTCGTATTCTTCGGGTGTCTTTTCTGTCTGTAAAGAAAAACAATTTTTACCGTCAATATTTTTATCAATTAATTTTACTTTGAAATTTTCATTATTTTCAAATAGCTCACCTATATCACATGATTTATTTCCTAAACAAATAATAGTTTGCATTATTCAACCTTTAAATTTAATTTTTTCATTTCACCAAAATTTTTTCCCGCTTTTACATTTACAGGAAAAATTCCATAAGGAGTGCTTTGAAGAATTTTAATGATATCAATAATTTGATTTTTTTCATCTTCTGTTAGATCCAAAACTAATTCGTCATGAATCATGAATGCAACAAATGATTTTTTATTTTGTAAATATTCGTCTATCTTAATAGTTTGTCTATGAAACAAATCAATAAATGTTGATTGATTTAGATATGAAATAGCATGGTACTCATCGGATTCAATAATTCTATTGTAAGGAGTATATACTTTATTGTCAATCCAGTATTTAGATTTTAATTTATTTTTATCAAATATTTTTGATAAAATAAAATCATATTTAATAGCATTATATGAATTAGAGTTATATAGCCAAGAAGTGGTAGTTTCTTTTGCTTCTGCTCTAGTCAATTCGTTATTATAAATATTTTCTACAGTCCATTGATGAAAATCACCAGATGGCTGCTCAACTCCAGCAAGAGCTAATGCAGTACGTATTTCAGCAGCATTCATATCAAAACTTATGAACCAATCATTTGTTGGGATGAGTATGTTTCTAAATTGTTTTGGAAAAGTTAAAATTGGAAAACTATCTTTCTTAACCGTTAATCTTCCTGTGATGCTACCAAAAATATTATAATCAATATGTCCTTGATTTTGAGAAATCTTTTTAAAAAAAGAATTTGCAGATTCTTTATAAAGTTTAGAATGCATATTTTCTATATTAATATTTAATTTTCTGTATTTAATATCGGTAGTTAATTCAATAAACTTTTTATAAAACTCATATTCTACTGGTTTTTCATAATTTTGAAAAACATATTTAGTAATTTTATTTTTTATATCACAATAATTAATAAAAAATTTTGCAGGTATTAAATCAAAAAAACAATTTTCTTTAAAATTAATTTTAGATTCCTTACAAGCATTAATATGACACTTAAGCATATTATTTATTTTGTTCCAATCATTTTTTAAATGATCTGGGCAGACTTCATCTAGTGATTTTCCTTCACAAAAGATGTTTGCATAATCAATGTTTTTATTTTTTAAAAATGCAGAATAAGACCAAGTAGAAGAGATATCTTCTGGTAATTCTGAATTAAAATTTAATTTATCATTATAGTAAATACCAACACAGGTCTTTTTATTATCGAGTGTTTGAAATATCACATAAACCTCTAAAAAATAATATTATTTTCTGTTTCATTGCTAGCAGAATCAATGGAAACATTTTGCTGCTGATTATTAGAAAAACCGGATATAAAACTGTAATGTTTGAAATAATTATTTATATATCTTGCTGCTGATTCAACTCTATTTATTTTTAATAATTCACCAGCTTCTCTAACTATATTATTGAACTGTGTTTGTGTCAAGTTCTTGTTTGTCTCGTAATTTCTAAAAAAAGTGTATAGTCTTAGCCAAAATTGGTTTGGAAAATCATTTATAAATTGTTGAAATGTTACAGCTGGACGAGAAAAGTATTTTACATTAGAACTACAGAGTTCTTTATGAGATTGTTCATAGATATTATTATTCTCAATAAAAAAATTATAAGCTTTAAAAAATACAGTTTTTAATTCTAAAAGATCTTCTAAATATACTTTTTTATATCTAGTAGCAAACAATAAATCTAAACTGTCTATACCATAATCATCTAAATAGACTTTTGTGGCTGGAGAATTTAAATTAGCATATAATCTCCAAGGAACATTTTCGTCTATACTAAAACCATGTCTTAAACAAGCTTCTGTAAATAAACTGAATCCCTGATCAGTAAAATAATTTTTAAATTTAATTTCATCATTATCCGCAGAATCAAATGCTACATCAAAAACTAATCCACTTGGAAAAGAAAAAAAGTTAAAACAAATTACTGTATGTGATTTTGTTATAGGTAAAATTTTAACTTTATTAGTTAAAAAATTAATATATTCATGAACAAAAGTTTTGTGATCTTTTACTTTTGAATTAAGAACTCCATTCTGTTGTAAATTAAGTTTAAATTCTCTAGAAAGATATTCGTGATGTAAATAAAATATATTATTAAAATCTTCATATGATTTATATATTTTTAAATCTTTATACGGGGTTGATAAACGAATTTTTTGCGAAAGAAGACCATCATTTAACACTGTTTTCATATCAAAAAAAGCATCAGCAACAAAGTCTTGAATTTTTTGTTCTTGATTATTAAATGTACCAAAAGATTTAAAGTTTCTATCTACATTTATAGGTAATATAACATCACCTTCATTGTCTATAAAGCCATATAAAGCGTTGTTTTTATATAAATTACCAAAAGGTATATTGTAAACAGAAGAGTCTTTAATATATCTTAAAGTTACTTGCTCATAAGCTGCTCTAGCTTCAAAAAGTATAAAAGTGCTTTGAGTACTATTTTTACTTAAAGCAGGAAAATTATTTTTTTCAAAAGTAAAATCTATTGGTCTAGACATGATCTATTTTATCCCTAACAATTATTTGTATTAGAATTTGGAAGTCTGGTTTTTCCACCAACAACCCAAGCTTGATGATGGCAAGAAAGAACTGTTTCATAGCTTGATGGATCAACTGAAGTATTTACTCTAATAACCATATAATAACCACCTATGCCAATATCATATTGAGCATTATTACCGAATATTACAGGATCGATATATATATAATCTCCCGGTCTAAATATATTATTACCAAATAATTTTATTTCTGAAGAGTACATTTGTCTCAATCTGTTTGTTACCTTGCCTCCCTCTTGTAATGCTCGCGCTTCAGCTGCCAAAGGAACATCCGTTTTAGAAAAACTGATTGATTTTATCAAACCGGCGTCTTTTCCAATTTGAAAATGATATATACCAGAACTTACGTCTTTGTCAAAATCTCCATTATTAATTTGTATAATTTGTGGTGCCGATAAGGAATCAAAAATAAATAAATAATTTGCAAGAGCACTATTAGTTATTTCTTGAGATACTGGTTTAGCAAGATTACTTTTTCTAGAAAAAGAAGCTAATTTTTCTTTATCTATTGCGCCAGAATAACTTGCGTCATTAAAACGATTTAGTATCGGTTCTTGATTGATACTATTACAAGGTAATGAAAAACCAAGATGTGACATTCTTATTTTATTATTAATAGCTGCTTTTTTTCCAAAAACGCTTGGATTAATAGCAGGCTTTAATAAAAACTCTATTATGTCATTTATAAATTTTAATAAAGGATAATTAGCTCTTTTTGGTTTAATAACTTTTTGATAAAAGAAATCATCAAATGCATCCATAGATATTGGTATATCAGCAATATTAAGTATTACCTCTTCTACGTCTGCATCTACAGGAACCAAAAGATCATTTTCTTCAGCAGAAATATTTGTTGGTATATTTATTGGTATCTCACCTAAAATTATTTTAGGTCTTTCACCTTTAGCCCTGATAGTTTGTAAACATTCTGCAGCGATATCTATAATATCTCCAAGATAAACATATTTTATAGTAACATATTCTGAATTGTCTTTCTCTAATTCTGCTTGTTCTCTTGAACCGGGAACAGAATTAGATTGTTGAGGAGTAGATGAAAAACCAAGAACAGAACCTATAGATTTAACAGCAGTTATAAAACCACTTTCTTTTTTTTCTTTTTTTTGTTCTGGTGCATTAGTATTAGCAGTGGCAGAACCGTTTGGTAACTGTCTAACTGATATAGATTCATGATTTTTCAATCCAGCTTCTCTAATTTTTGCACCAGCTTGCAATCTAAATTGTAGTGCTCCAGTTATAGGTTTACCTTCTTTATCAACTCCTACAGCACTATTATGAATACCTACTTTATATGCGTCTGGATAGCCAATATTACCAACCATCTCATCAATACCAATTAATTTTCTAAATAACTCTTCTTGAGCTAAATTTTTTAAATTATCTAATTTTGTTTTTAAATCACCGGCTCTTTTATATATGTCATCATTAACTTTTTTTAAAGTTTCTTTATATATTGGTGGAGATAAATTTTGACATTTTATATTAGTAATTTTTGTTTGTCTTTCGGCATATAAATCATCTATTTCTTTTTGAGCATTTACAATTTCAGGATCTTTTGAAGTTATAGAAAAAATATTTAAATTGTAATCAGATAATATTGAATCTATGGTTGCTTGATAATTAATTTTTAAAGTAACAGTACCATCTTCATTAAAACCGATATCATGAGTTACAGGAGATAAATAAAAAATAATTTTTGCATTTTTTATAGCTTTTATATATGCTCTAGCATCTTCTGGTTTAAAATTATTTTTTAATAAATTTTGATAAAAAATCTCTGAAGGCTCTGCGTAACCTATTTCTGCTTTAATTCTAAAATATTGATCATTAGCTAATAATTTACCACCATTTCTTATATATCTTGAAGCGCCATTGATTAAATCACTATAAGCAAAACTTCTATCTTTTAAACCACTAGGTTCACCATCAATAAATCTTGTATCCTTTTCAGTAATAGGGATTGTTTTAGTAAGCAATGCAATATCTTGAAAAAACAGTTCTAAACTTGCTTCTACGTGTGTGTTGGTTTCAGAAGGATTTGTGCCTTTATAAGCATATTGAAAAGATTTAATTCCACATCCATTCATTTTTCCTTCACCTTTTAAAATTTTGTCTATCGTATCCGAAACAAATAAGCTATTTTCATTTTTATCTTTATAATCAACTGGCAAATCATCAAATGGTATTCTCCAAGAATAAGATCTACCTATATTAGAATTTGAAGTCTTATATTCACCCATCAATTCAGGAAATAATACATAATATAATTTTATTGATGGTACCAAGCTGGATAAAATAACTGGTGGTATTTTATCAAAAAATAATGAAGTTTCGGTAGTCTTAAACAGAGCATTAGTCAATTCTAAATGTCCAACTTGCTGTGTTCTCATAACGGCAAAATTATTATAAGACTTTTTTCTTCTATCAATGTTACCAAAGCTAACTCTTGCACTATCATTAAGTAATTTATCGGCCATTATCATCAAAGCTGCTTGATAACCTAAACGTAATTTATTGGCTGCATCATCACCAGTAAGTTGTTCTTTAAGGGCCTCTTCTCTATCTTCTCTAGCTTTTTTTTGTTCTGGGGTTTCATCTAAAGAATTAGGAGCCGCGTTACTAACTACTGGTTGATTGTTGGGTGGCGTTGGAGGCGTACCGGGAACAACCGGGGGATTAATTGGTACATTACCGCCTGTAGATCTAAATCCTAAATAGTTTTTTTGTTCTTCTGTTAAAGGTACATTTGCTGTTGCTGCTTGAAATATTTCATTTTGTTTTTTTTCAACCTTTACTTTACCTTCATTTATATCGACTCTTGTGTTATTAGCAGCTTTTTGTAATCTAAAAATAATCTTTTCAGAAAGATCTATTTTTTCTTGATCATTTCCGCGAGCAAGAACTTCTAATTTTTCTTTTTCTGCTTTTATTTTTCGTTCAAAATTTTCTAATAATTTTTGATCAGCATCTAATTTTTTAAATTCCTGTGTTTCTCTTATTTGTTCATTAATTCTAACTCTAAGAGCACCTAAAGAATCAGCTGTAACCGCTGTAGAAGGTGTTTGTGGTTGTTCGGTTGGAGTTGTTGGAGGAGTATTTGCTTGTGGAGCAGCGTTCCCGCTACCGGGAGCAGGTTGTGGATTTGCATTTTGCGGTTGTTGAACGGGTTTTTTAGGTTCTGTCACGCTTTAACCTCTTAAATAATTTACTACTAAATTCAATGGTTTGGGAATTAATATTATATCACCAGTTTTAACATGTGATTCAGTTGGTTTTTGGTTAAATTTGGCTATTACCCACCAATCTCTTGGATCACCATAAAATATATCAGCTAATTTATAATATTTATCTCCTACCGACCAAATATGAGTAATAATTTGAATTTTTGATATCTCATTTCCGTTTGGAAATATATATCTTGGAGTTTCAAAAGTATTAATAAATTTAACATTTCTATTTCTAAATAATTCTTTATAAATATCAAGATCATTTTTAAATATTTGTCTGTCTCTATAGCGGCTAATCATATATTATGTTCCTGAATTGTTTAGATTTATTTCTTTATTTTGATTATTACCAGTTACAACGAAAATTTTAACTGGTTGTTTAGATTTAACTTTGTTATATAAATAATCTTGAGCTTTTTTAGAAAGTGCCAGTTCTTCTTTGCTAAGTTGGCCTGCTGTTTCTTTCCCAACCGTTAAAGCAAACGAATTGCTATCTGGATTATAATCATATCTAGAAATATCTACTGGGTTTTGACCAGTTGCATTACCACCAAGATTTTGTTTGAGGGCTTGCTGTATGGCATTTTCGGGAGTTATTTGTGGCGTAGGAGATGCACCTCTTTGTGCTCTTGCTCTATTACTCTGTTTTTGTTTTTCTAGTTCTTTTAAGTAATCTCCTAGTGTTTTATTTTGAGTTTTAAAGTTATCACTAGATTGATTTAGTAATGTGTTAATATCTGAATTGCTAATATATGGAAAAGACTTACCAGTTCTAGATTGATGCGCGGTATTTCTACCAAGTGGATGTTCGTGCAAAACCGTAAATGCAAGAGAGGCTTTAAATAATTTTGGATAAATTTCATCTTTTGAATTAAATACACCAACAGTAAAATCAGGAGTAAAAGTAAATCCAGAATCAAAATAGCATAATAAACCTTGACTTGGACTTGTTGTATTAACTAGCAAATTTGCATATTTTATTCTAAATAATGGTGGCGAAGATATTGTAGCTATACCTTGTCTAGCAGTGTCATTATAAACTGGATAAAGTCCAGAGATAAGTTTTGAAATATTATCAAAATTATTTTTTGCTTCAAGAAAATCAGAACTTGGTACATCTATATCCATAGTAACTTTTCTAGCGGTATTTTGAAAAGTAGCTATCGCATCCATTTTACCAAAAACATTTTCTGTTTTCCATGTAGAAGAATATGAATCATTAAAGCTAGTAATATAAGCTTTAAAATTAAAACTTTCGTTTAAAGTAAAAGAATAAATTTGTATATTTTCAGTGCTCATTGTTTTTATAACCTATTATTCTAATTCCTTACTGCCTCTGTTTACAGAGTCTGCTACTGTTCTATCTTTTTTATCAATTTTTATATTTTTTGCTATCTCTTTACCATCTAAATATACATTCACTTGTATATTTTGCATACCGCTTTGAGATTTATTGACATTAGCTGCGCCTTGATTAGAAGCAGTTTGAACTGTTTCTTTAATAAATTCTTTTGATATATTTATTTTTTCTGTTGTAACTTTAGAAGCAGATTCAAGTACTTTAGAAACAGAATTTATTGTTTCAACAAAGCTTCCAACGTCGCCAGTTGGCAACACCATACTTTGACTTATGGTGCTAATTTGTGCTGAAAAGTCCGATATATTCGTATTTGTTTTAAAACCTGCCATAACTGTTGATAATTCTTTTAATCCTGATACTACTCTAGCAATATTTGTTGCCATAGTAACAAATACTTCATTAACATTTTGCATATGTACCATGACACCGCCAATATCAGAAAAAAGGTCCATAGCTTCTTTTATATCTGCTTTTTTATCTGCCAATGTTCTTATAGCATCAACAAATTTTGCCATACCAGCTGCAGCTAAAAATATACCGGCTCCTAACAACATTGCTCCAGCACCTATCGCCAACAAAACTAAAGAAGCTACATAGCCGGGTATCGTTAAAGCAGCCATGCCAGCTACAAATAATGCGAAAGTTGCAAGAAACCCAAGTAAATAACCAGAAACTTTAAAAGCTTGATCTCCTAAATTTTTAAATGCTTCTATCAATAATACTATACCCTTTGCTGCAAGCATTATGCCAGCACCAATACCAAGCGCAGCAAGACCAATTGAAACCATTACAGCAGCCAACGCTAATAAAACTATAGTCGCTATTACTAAACCAACGGCAACTTCTGGTGCAGCCGCAGCAGTACCAATAATCTTTAAACCTGCGGCAAAAGCTGTACTAACTGTTGTTATTGTTGCAGCCAAACCAGCGCTTGCAACAGTACTCTGACCTGCAAAAGTTAAAAGACTTGTACCAGCTGTAATTATTGGAGCTATTATAGAAGCAAAAGCTATTCCCATTGTTACAACAACGACAACTATAGCAGCAATTACTCCTATTATACCTCCGCTCATATCATTTAATTCGCTGAATGCGACAACCATCTTTTTTACAAATTCTATGGCCGGTTTTAACCCTATAACAATTTTTGAAAAAACATTTTCTAATTGTTTACCTATTTCAGCTGCTTGTGTCATAGCTTCATTTAACTTTGCTTGAGTGGCTTCAGTCTTCATCTGTTCAATACGCATATCGCTAGTAGATGAATTAAAGTATCTAGCAGCATCACCAGCGTTTTTAAAACCTAGTGTTTGTGCGATACTTTTTTGTGTAGCGCGATCTAAATCTTCAAATTGTTTTCCAGATAAATCAAAACCTTGCTTTATCAAATCTATTCTTTCTTCTTCGGATGCTTGTACAAGTTCAAGAGAATTTAGATAGTTACCTCCTAACATAGAATTTAAAACTGCGGTTTTTTGTGCAGCGTTTTCAAAAGTGTCAAAACCTTCTGCTATAGATACTAAGTCATTTATTGACATACCAAGAGATTTTGCTTGCTTTTCTAAGCTATAAAATACATCAAGCGCTCTTTTACCGTTTGCAGCTAATAGTGGCATAACAGAAGAAAAATCTTTAATCATGGCTGCTGGTGCCATGCCGATTCCCTGTGCTGTTTTAGCCATCGTTTCTAATGTTGCAGATGCATCTTGACCAGCAATATTTAAAGTCTTAGTAAAGATATCAAAAACAGCACCAGATTCTGCAGCACTAACATTTAAATTCTCAAATTTAGCAGCGGTAGCCGATAATTGACTTTGTACTTGCGGTGTTTGATTAGTAAAACTAGCCATACTACCTACTAAAGCACCAGTAGATTTAGTTAAATCAGCGATTCCAATGCCATATTGACTTAAATTCTGAACAGCACTGGCGTCTACCATGTCTTGCGCCAACATACCAGTTGTTCTAGCAAATTGTTCATTTGCACTAACTATACTAAGTAATTGACCTTTAATATTTGAATATATACCAGATAAAGTAAATGTTTTAACAATTTGACTGTTTAAAATATCATTTACAAATGAACGTCCAACTTGAGAAATTTCTTCTTGAGCTTTTTTTTGCAACAAAAGATTATCAAGATTTTTTTTAAGTTCTTTTAATTTATTTTTTTCTGTTTCTACTTGATTATTAGCATTTTTTATTATTTCTTCTTGCGCTACTATTTCTTCACTTGTAGAAGCATATCCTTGATCTTCTAATTCTTTTTTTCTTTTCAATGCCGCTTCCATAATCGGCATTTGTTCACTAGAAATTTTTGTTAAATTTCCTAATTGCTCATTAATTTTGTTATTTGTTTCTGCTATTTGCTGTTTTGTTTTAGCAAAAGCAGAAATAGTTAACTCTAACTCTCCATTTATATTACGATATAAACCAGCAGTATTACCAAGAGATTGATTAATTTTTTCATTTTCAGATAAATTTAATGAATTTAATTCAAGAATCTCTTTAATAATTTTTTTTGTTTTTTCTGCTTGCTCATTTGAAGCAGCTGCAGCATTTGGATCTACGGTGGTTGGAGTCGTTGGAGCCATAATAGTTTACCTGTTAATGATATAATTAGTAAGTAAAAAAAAAGTGAGCAGCATAGCTGCTCACCTAGTTATTTTCTTGAAGCTTTTTTTATTTCATCCGATTCTTTTTTAAGTTGATCGGTTAGTTTTTCAACAAACCACTTTCTTAAACCAACTGGTAAATTGTAGCTTTCAAAAAGACTAAAGCCGCCATAATATTTAAGATAAAAAAATTGTTCATAAATATTTTCTTGGTATTCACTACTTAAACCAAAAAAAGTCTGCTGTCAGCGGAACCTCCATCTCGGTGGAATATTCACATTTAGAACAAGTAAATGTATGATTTAAATCAACATTTGGAATAGTTTTTTGATATGTATTTCTTAGAAATTTAGCATCAACAGCAGGCATAGCATCAATTGCTTTATTTATTATATCTCTATCAATAAGCCCTTGAATACTAACGATCATTAGCTTTAATTGATCTAATAGAATGCTATCGTTAGTGTTATTTAGTTTCTTTTTATTTTCTGATATTCTTATCAATTCTTTTTCATCATAACCATTTAATGCTCTGCAGACAACATTCCATTTTGTATTTGGAAGATCAAAAGAAAAAGTTCCATTATCACTAATGTTTGCAACAACAGCTGTTTCTTCAGAAATTATTTTTTCTAGTTTTTCATTTAAATCAAATGAGTTTTTAACTTTTTCATAACACGATGGGCACGTAACTTGAGTTACATATATATTTCCATAAGCAGATATTCTTGCAGCTACAAGAATAGCATTTCTATCTTCTGTAGTTAAAGTATCTGAATTAATATTTTTATCTAAAACTAGTGATTGTATAAGTTTATCTAATACAACACCTTTTTTTAACAAATTACGAGAAGAAAGTATGTCTTCCTCCTTAGCTGTCATCTGTTTTATTTCTATACTATCCTTTCTATGCAATGGATGATGTTGAGGATAAAACATACCCTTTGAAGGTAGCAAAACAACCTCTGTTGGATTCATAAATTCCAATGGAGCTATTTTGTGTCCTTCAGAATTAATTGATTGTTGTAGGGGATTTGAATCTTGTTTTAATGGATTAGTACCCAATCTGTCTTCATTATTTCTCATTACAACCTACGCTTTCTTATTTATATATCTTTATTAACTACAGTAGCATAATCATATGTTATTGTTAATGATACATCTACGAATTCATCACTAGCATAATCTAGTTTACCATAATCTATGTTAGAAATAAAAGGATTAATTAAAGACCAAGTTTCTAAAATATTACCATTTTCATCAATTTGTATTAATTCTAATTTAGAACCAAAAGGTAAAGATGAAAAAGTTTTTGATAAACCGGGATTTAATATTTCTGATGTTTCTCCAGCCTGTGGTTGATTATTGGGCTGATAACCTCCAACAGCAATTATTAAGTTTTGTAATACACTAGATAGAGATAAATTACCCTTTCTACTAACCACAGAAGCAAATTTAACGTTTATTGGTTTCCACTTTAAAATACCGGGATATTTATGAACGTTATTTAATAATGTATGCTCGGTAACATTAATATCAAAGGATGGTTTATCGCATGATTTAAGCGCAAATTGCGATGAATCTAAACCATTATCAGTAAAATTAATGTACCACCTATACTGTCTTAATGGTTCAGGTAAAAAACTATTATTCCAAAAAGACATATTTAACCATTATTAGTTTGATGTAGGTTCGGCTACTTCATCTAAACTAGCGCCGGGAGAAGTGCCATTACCATCTGCGGAGCTTTGTTTTAATTGAGCGCTATCATATCTAATGGTACATTGAATATCCACTATTTCTTCGCTTGCATAGTCAAGAGCACCAAACTGTACGCTAGTAAAGAATGGTTTTTTTAGAAGCCATTCTTCAATTGGCTTACCATCAGAGCTAATCTGAATTATGGATATAGTATCACCAAGCGCTTTATTAAATTTTGGTTTACTAATGGTTCTATCCTCGCTATAGCTTGCTGGATATTGATAACCTGCGCCCAATAAAACATTATATAAAACATCATCTACAGATGGCTTAAGAGTAGCAGCAATTGTCATATTAATGCTTTCCCACTCAAGACGACCGGGATAGTAATAAAAATGATTAAGGTATTTATGAGTTATTTCTGCAACTTTTGCTTTTGGTTTGTCAACCTTTTTTAATGCATATCTAACACTATCAATTGAACTGTTATTAGATGTAGATACTGGACCACCGGCAGTATTGCCACCGAATACCATATACCATCTAAACTGTCTTAAAGGTTCTGCACCTGTATTCCAAAAACCCATTTATTTTTTCTCCTATGCTATTATACTATATAGTATGTATTTAAAATTAATCTTCAAAACTTGCACCAGTAGGAGCAATTACGAAATCTATTGCTATATATTCGATTGCGCGAGCTGGCTTTAACAATACTTTAGCATAAACAACATTTCTATCAATTAAATCAGGAGTAGTAGTAGTTTCATCTAATACTAATCTATAATCAGTTAAACCAAAACCAGCTTTTACACTAGCTAAGAACGGTTCTGCTTGATTCAAGAAACGTTTCCAAGTAACTTGAGTGTTTTGATCAAACAAAACAGTAGCAGCAAATCTGCTGATTTCTTTTTTAACATAGATCATCAAACGACGAACATTAATGCGGTCAAGGGCGCTTGGTGTTACTTGTAAAGTCTTTTGACCAAATATTACAATTCCTTCTGCGGGGAATGTTGCAATAGGATTAATGTTAGCATCGTAAAGTGTATCACGATCTTTAGAGGTTAATCTAAGAGCAGTTTGCAATACTGGTATACCAGCTGCACCGTTTGATAAACCACCGCGATTAAACCCTGCTGGTGCAAACCATAGCTCTGTAGAACGTTGTGCGCTTGAGAATGTGCCCAAGGCTGCAATAGAAGGTGGTAACCAAACTTTATTACCAGTAGCAGTATCTTGTGCTAATACCCAAGGGAAGAAGGCACAACCATAGCTGCTATTAATAGATCTTTGTTTTAAGTTACTTACAACAGTGCTAACCAATGGCTTAATACGAGGTGTTTCTGGGTCATAATCACCTTTAAGATCGATTATTGCTAATGCATCACCACGGGCTTCGCACTTTTCTAACATTAGGGATGTTAAACCTTCATTTTCAATACCGGGAGCAGTAAGTAGGTTCATTTCTACTACCTCTGGATCTGCAACACTCTCTATAGCTACTTTAATGCTATTATAGGCGTAGTTATTAATGTCTGTAGCGCCAGTTGGCAATTTGCGTTTGCAGAATGGATCTTTTTCTACTATGTCAACACCATCTGAACCACCAACTAATGGTAACACAAACTTATTAAATTTATTCAATACAGCATTAGATAAGCTATAAGAAGAACTGACAGCAGTTAAAGCTGAACCGGAATATCTATTACCTTCTGCCCAAGCAGCGTATTGATCATTAGAGCCAGTTAGTTTTACATCATCCAAACTAAACATAAATGAATATTTAGATGTGGTAGAGGGTGCTGATGGGAAATTTACATGTTTTTCTTTTAATAGATCACGTAAATCTTCGTTGTATCTTCTTGTATCAGAAACGTTTGTTTTTAAACCCCAATAAATATCTAACAATGAAGGAGAAAGACTTTCTTGGCTAGATTCTAACAAAGGAATTTTTGGTAATGCAAAACTAGCAGTATAAGCATTATTACCAGTAACGGCAGTATTAATGAAACCAAATGCAGCAACATTAGAACCGTTATTACCGGCAACTGGTGAAACGTTATATTGTATTGGACCATAGAAACCAAATGGTAATAACGCTTGATCTAACAATCCAGCTTCTAAGTCAGCGTTTAATTCAATGCGTATATACTTGGAAAGATTATTGTATGTTCCATATTCTACAAATGCTTTTTTAGTATAATCCCAAGTGGTATATTTATCACCAATACGTTTTGTTATAAAGTTTGGAGAATTAGCGTCAAGAGACAAACCAGTAAATCTTTCAACATATACTGGTGAATTGTCTCTATCATCTATTTTTCTAATGCCTAATGTAAATGTACCATATTTATAAAACAAGTTTGGTGATTCTTTGACATCTTCAATAACTATCTTTAAGTTTTGTGCATTCCATTCACCTTCAGATAGTGCCTTTACTTTAAATAATTTTTGTACAGGGTATTCGCCAGTGCTGCTAGCAACGAATGACGAACTTAATCCAGTATGTTGCGAGACAACCCAACCACTTTCGGCAGTGGTAGCACCTTGTTTGTGATCAGAGAACTCTACGCTGCCAGTAACTAATTTAACTATAATACCAGCAACATTACTGGTAGTGTAGTTATTTAAGTTTTCTTTTACCCAAGTATAATAGGTATCACCTAAGAAATAATTTTTTACATTAGAACTTAAATTAGAGTTAGTAGCAACAGGGTTTGTATTTAATACACTACGGATATATCTCTTTTCACCTTCAGCGAAATTAATACTAGCGGTTTCGCTTTGTTGTGGATGAATTCTAAATTGTAAGTTTGGACCTTCCGCTCTAATCCAATTACCAACTACGTTAGTTAATTCAGATGTTCCATTTAAAGGTAAGCCACTAAGACCAACAGAATTTGTAGAGTAAATTATTGCAGCTAATGCGGCGCTGGCAGTGCCATTAGTTACAAAGCTATTTGTAGAGCTTTGTGAAATATCCATTACAAACAAACCATAAGCATCGCCGTGTTCCCAACCAGCCTTACCATCTGTATCACGATTGTCGTTTTCAAAACCACCTAAACGAACAAATGTTACAGGATTAGAGTTTCTTAAGTAAGCTTGTGCGGCATAGGCACCATAAGTAGCACCCAAACGATTGCCTTCGCGCCAAACATCGCCTACTTGTCCACCAGCTACTGGTTCACCAAATACTTCAACAAAGTCTGAGTAACTTTGTACTTGTACTGGACGCATTATTGGTCCACGTAGAGAACGACCAATGATTACTGGTCCCATAGCTGCTGGTAATACTGGCAACTGTGAATTATCTATTTCATTTACAAATACGCCGGGGGATACAAATCTAAACTTGGACACTGACATTCTCTAATTCTCCTTTGGGAGTCTACAAAAAATTGTAGTCTAAATACTTATTATAAATAGTAGTTCTTTTTTTGAAAATACTATAATTATTGTTTTTATTTGGAGTTAAATACACTTTCACGCGCTCTAATACATTTAGCAGAAATCTCAAATAAATTATCGACTTGACCAAATAATAATTTTTCATCAATTGTATTAACTATCTCATAAAACTCTTTACCATACAGCACATAATCACCTATTCTTACATATAAATCTTGATCTTCGGTTAATCTGCGTTTATGAAAGTGAATAGTTAAAGAATTAACGCGATCAACTCCAAAAACATCAGTAGTAACTTTTGTTTTTTCCCAATTTATAAGTGCTTGAACTTTTACTGGATTTAAAAAAGTTTTTTTAATTGATTCACCATATAAATTATATTCTGTATACTCACGACTTATTGGATAGTAAACAATAGTTTGACCTATTACTCGCTCAATTAACTCATCATTTACTTGTTTTACAAGATCTCTTTCTTTTTGTCCAAGAAAGAGAGGTGGTGGAGGGGCTTCTGGTTGAGTAGAGATATTCTCTTCTTCTGGTGTTTTTGTTTTTTTATTTCTTGGCATTTATCTATCCAACATAAATAATATTAGGATTAAATGCTTGAGTTTTAGAAGCATCATCCATCATTTTTGCACTATCTTCACCAATTTTCACATAAGTCATTTCTGCTAACTGTGTTTTTAATTCTTCACGTAATTCTTTTTGTTCTTCCTTGCCTTCACTTATTAATTTATCGCCATTTAATGTAACATTTTCACCGGGAATAGGTATAGTTGCAAACTTGCTTCTAACTTGTCCTAGCATTTCTTTACAAAGAGCTAAACAAAAACGACGAATCCATTGTTTACCAATGCTATTAATTTTATCATATGCAATATTCTGAAATGGTAAAGTATTCATGTTGTTTACACCATAAACACCGCTATCTATTGTGCTACCATCTGAATTCTTTGTATTTTCACTCCAAGCATCTGAAGAAACACTAAAGTCAAACCAAAATGATGAAGGTGAGGAAGCATTAGGAACAGGGAATATTCTTACTTTATTATTTCTTATTTGATATGACCAATCGCTAACGCGAGTTTTTATTGCATCTTCATAAGCCATAGCTTGTAATTTATTTTGCCATGCTGGAATGATTTCAAATGTGCTATCGTCGGCATATTGACCATATGTAGATAAATTACCAACTACATTAAGACCACCAAAATAACCATAAAAATTCCAAGAAGCACCAATTGTTTTATAATAAACTTTGTGTATATTAATTCTTTTACCTTTTAAATCCCAACCATTTAATGCGGCTGATGCAGATACAGCGGCTTGTAGATCATAATCTTGAATGTCTGGCTGTGGAGCAAAAGATGCAGAATATATTGGCTCATTGCTGTTTAATGATGCAACGGTATTAACGCCCATAGCAATATTTTTAGCATATGTAAATTGCATTTTTGGAAATGCTAAATTTGCATTTAAAACATCATCTTTGTTGCTACCAGTTAATTGACCGTCGCTATTAAAAGAACCTGTGCTTTGTCCTAAAGCAAAAGGTAGAGCATTTTTTGATTGATGTAAATTAATTAAATAAGAATATTCTAAACATGCCTCTTCATAAGCTGTATGCACTTGATTTTCTACTAATTCTATATCTATAACATCTCCACCAAGTTTTTTATAAACAAATGCAACCTGTTCAGCAGAACCTGTTTTATAAGAATTTATCTGTTCATTGGTCCAATAATTAGATGATATATAAACTGAAAAAGGCAAATTACCAGAAACAACGTTTGCCGTATTACCTGTAACTGGTAATATAACTTTACTAGATTTTGACGCTGGAGAAAACGTTGGTAGAGCCATTAAAATAATTCCTCACGAATATAATAAGTAGTTTTATTTATTAGCTTTTTACAAATAAAAAACCCCTGCAACTACAGGTTGCAGG